GGCCCTTGTCGTCGTACACCTTGCCCGACTGCACCGGGAAGAACTGCGGGGCGACGTGGTTCATCGGCACGAAGCCGTGCTTGGCCAGCAACTCGTCATACATCGTCTTGTCCCTCATGTGTTGAACGGCGGCCTGGCCCCGTGGCTCAGGTGTTGACGGGCGAAGCGCCGTCGGCTGCCGGCAGCTTGAGCTCCGGATGTAGCTTGCGAACGCGATTCCATTCGTAGCGGCTGTAGAGCGAACCGTTCGCCACCAGCCCGTAGAAAGCATGGTCCGAAGCCCGCTCCACATAGCTGTGCCTCATCGTGTTGTTGGGCGGGCAGCCGTGCGGCTGGATGGCGCGGACGAGCTCGCCCACGCGCAGCTGGAAGGGCCGGTCGTTGACGCCCGAGAGCCGGTCGATTGGCGCCGGATACCAGACATAGATGCAGCTCAGCTTGGTCCTGGTTGTCATACGAAGATCCTCGGCGGCAGCGGGATGCCGACATACTGCGGCCGCCACAGGTGCAGGCAGAAGTCGTGGATGTTGATGTGGTCCTTCGACGGCACATGCAGCTGCATCGCCACCTCGTCGTCGTTGAAGAAGCGGCGCTTGATGAACTCCATCTCCGTCCAGTTGGGCGTGCGGTGGCTGGTGCTCACGCTGACGTGGTCCCAGCCTTCCCCACTCGAGGCGACCACGGCCAGCCTCATGCCCTTGAGCGTGAGCACGAAGGCACCACAGGTTTCGTCGCCGTCCCATCCGTGCGGCGAGGCCTTGCCGCGCAGGCGGTAGGCGTCGAGCTGGCGCAGATCCCTCATCGGAAGCCCTCGATGAACTTCTTCGCGGTGTCGTAGTCGCCGATCATGCAGAAGCCGACGAACATCGAGCCGATCGCCGGGCCCGGCTTGGTCTCGGGGTGCTTCTCGAGGTCGCTCATCATCGAGGTCATCGCCTCGACCGGCGTGCCCTGCCCGTTCAGGATGAGGAGCGCCACCTTCTTGCACCACGCGATGTGCTCCTCCCGCGTCACCATCAGAACGGCTCTTCGCCGGGCCTGTCGATGCCGGGCACCGGCTTGTCGGCCGGCTGCGGCACCGGGCCGGCATTGATCGCGACCTGCCGATCGTCGGTGAGCTGCAGGATGGCGTGCCGGTCGGCCCAGCCCTTGCGCCGGCAGAACTCGTCGACCACGGCGATCAGGCTGCCGCCCTGGGCGTTGGAGGCGTCGTAGTTCTCGCCGGCCATGAAGCGCACGCGCACCTGCTCGTCGTCGGTGCCGCCCTGCATCTCGATGTCGAAGCGAAAGCGGCTGAGGCCGCGCTCCTGCATCTTCTGCTTGAGGTGCATGACCAGCGCGCTCAGCGCCTGGTGGAAGTCGCTCTCGAGCTCGAGCTCGCGGCTGTTCATCTCGCAGTCCTCCCTCATCTGCTGCTCACGCAGCTCCTGTTGGTCCATCCACAGATCCTTGACCCGTCCCATGCGTGGCTCCTGTGCCGAGGCTAATCATCGTTTGTCGGTCCACGGCCGCTTGCGATCGGGAGGACCAGGCGCGACGCGCCCGAACTTTCTCTCGTGCCAGCGCCTAGCGGTCAGACCGCCGCTCGCCGCGACCGCCGCCATCACCCAGACCACCGTGATCTTCGTGCTCCAGAACAGGATCTTGCGGCCTCCGGCCATCGCCAGCTTGCTGAGCGGCATCGGCGTACTCCTTGCGAGTGATCTTGGACCAGCAGTAATAGGCGAGCTTGCGCTCGCACTTGGCGGCGAGCAGGCCCTTCGCGCACGAGTTGAACGTGGCTCGTCGGCGGCCGCACCAGTTCTGGCGCGCCGCGTCGAAGCGTATGCCGCACTCGAGGCACGGCCGGACATTCCATGAGTTCTTGCCGGGCTTCGGCTTGCGCTTCTGGCGCCCCTGCGCCGGCGTGCCGTCCCAGCGCAGGCCTTTCTTGAAGCGTGTGGCGATCGAAGCGGCCGACATCCCCGGAGAGGAACATCGGCCGCCCCTCGCAGGCAAGGGCATGGGGCCCTGCCTGCATCACCGGCCGCTACGGGGACTGAAACCCGCCGTGCCGATCTCCAAACTGTGCCGCGGCCCCTGGGAGACTGCCCGGGGAGTTGGGCAGGACCGCGGCTCTCCCCCGCTGCATCCCTTAGAACGGGATGTCCTCACTCGGCGCCGTACCCGCTGCGCTGCCATTGCCCGTCGCCCCGACGCTCGAGGTCTCGTGGCTCTCCGTGCCCTCGCGGTCTTTGTTGCCGCCGAGCATCCGGATGGTCGACTGCGGGCCGAGCTTGACCTTGAACACGCGCTGCTCGATGCCCGCCTTGTCGGTGTACTGCTCGATCGTCGGCTCGCCGTCGATCATCACCAGCTGGCCCTTCCGCAGGTACGGCTGGATCAGCGCCGTGACCAGGCCCGCCTCGCCGGCCTGATAGGACTCGACGAGGAACCAGTCGGTGTGCTTGACGGTCTCGCCGTTGGCCCGCTTGTAGGACTTGTTCACGGCCACGCTGAAGCGCGCCGTGGTCGCCCCGTTGTCGAGCCTCTTGATCTCGGGGTCCTTGCCGAGATTTCCGACCATCGTGATCTTCGCATACATCGCTCTCTCCTTCGCTTCCCTGCCCGGAATGGGCAAGGCCAAGTCGGCTCTCACCGACAAAACCCTCACGCGTGGCTACCGGCCGGCCACCACGGCGCTGCTCGTTTCGATGCACTGCTGCCGCAGCGCGGCCTCGACCTTCATCGGCGCCTGCTGGCGTTGCGCCCACGACGTGCAGTAGAGGTCGATCTTCAGCTTGCGCCAGCGCTCCCTGTTGAGGTCGTAGTGCGCCAGCGCCATGCCGATGATCAACCCGGCGGCGCAGGCAAAGAGCCACACCGTCCTCGTTTCGGGCCACGTCAGGTTCCACTTCATGCTCGCTCTCCGAGGCTAATCATTTCTCCAGGCGCCGCAGGCGCAGCTGTCGGGAAGAAAGAGAGGCGGGCTTGGCCCGCCCCTCTCCCCATCACCGATCGACGTCCTTGGGTTCCGGTGCCGCGTCGACCCCGTCGAATCGCGGTCGGTAGGGCCGCTGCTCGTCGAGGAACTTCTGGCGGTCCTTGTCCGACATCGCCATCACCGCGTGGCTCGTGAACCTCCGCATCCGGCGCAATGCCTGCCGGTCACGCTGGCTCTCCTCGCGGCTACGATACTCGGGCCACTCGAAGCTGAGATAGCTGGCGAACTGCGGACGCAGCTCGGCCAGCTGTCGGAACAGCGCATGGAACACCGCGTGCTGCTCGCGCAGGCCGGTCAGGCGCCGCTCCAGGCGCTCGACCTCGCGCAGCGGGATCTCGGTGTCGTCGCTGTCGCGATAGGCCGCCGAGAGCTCGCCCTTGGTGATCTTGGCCTGCTGCTGGATGCTGCTCTTGGTCCACTCGGCACCGTGCATCATCGAGTCGATCAGCTTCATCTTCGCCACGTCCATGTTCTCGGAGATGTCGAAGCAGCTGATGAGCGTCCTGAGCGCGGCGTTGAGATGGACGTCGAAGTGGTGCTGGCCCACCTCGTCGAGCTCGTCCCACGCATTGCCGCTCAGCGCCCGCACGATCTTGGCGTTGCGTCCGGGCTCGATCTGCTCGGGCACCGGCGGGAACACACGAGGCTCGCGCTTGGGCTGGTCGGCCAGCAGCGAGAGCCCGTAGGCCTCGAGGCTATCGTAGCCTTCCTCGCGGGCCTTCTGCATTGCCGGGCTCCGCAGCTTGGCGGGCGCCGGCCGCGGCGGCTGCGGGATGCGATACCACCGCTTGTCCTCGGGGCAGAACCAGCTGGTCATCGGGATGTTGCCCGACTTCAGCAGGTCCCTGACGTGGCGCTCGACCTCGGGCACCACGCGCTTGGTGTTGAAGTCGGACCAGTTGGTGATGAACTTGTGTCGCTCGGTGCGCAGCGCGGCCTCGGCCGACTTGCCCCACCGCCTGACCTGTTCGGGGTCCATCGGCCCCATGTGCTCGTCCTCGGGCGCAAGGCCCGGCTGCTCGGTCTTGATCGCTTCAGTCATTTCAGTCTCTCCGGTTGGTGATCTAGGCGCCCGCGTGGCTGCGCCGGGCGAAAGCCCGGCGTGCGCTGCGGGTGGCGAAGTAGAGGCCGCCAATGCTGGGCACGAGCAGCAGGATCCACAGGAGCGCGTGGCCCAGCCGCACGATGATCCAGAGCATGATCGTGATGGCGAGGTAGCCGGTCACGAAGCCCACGAGGAAGTGGGTGATGAGGTTCCACCAGGCGCGGGCGCTCATGACTGCACCTTGGCGCCAAAGCCGAAGAAGCGGCTCAGGTCGATCTTGGCCTTGGCCTCTCCCCGCCGGCGGGCGAGGTACTTGAACCCGGCGATGACGGCAACGGCCGCCACGTCGGCTGCGAGGATCGTGATGAACAACGGCATGTCAGTCTCCTTGTTGACCGGAGCCGGTAGCCTCGTGGCTCCCTCGTCGCTCCGATTCTGTTGGTGAACAGGCAGGGGGTGCCGGGCCGTCAAGGGCTTGGCGGCTTTAGCCGCGACACCCCGCTGCATGAGGGAGCTCACCCGCCAGGGCGCGTCATCGCGCATCGCGCAGCGATGTGAGCGTTGCCCGTTGCAGGACAACGCATTGCGGCGGGGTGTCCCCTTGATGGTCTGGCGGGCCCCCATGGTACAATCCAACGACAGAGAGAGCGTTCGGGATATGACACTGCGGCGAAGCCGCACTTCCCTGTCCTTGAGCGCCTGTAAGGCGCTCCGCTTGTCGGCCGGCCCAGCCGGTCGACTGGCTCGCCGCTTGCGAGCCACGCCGCCAGCGGCGGCTCGGACTGTCTCGGCAACATAATTGCCCGCAAGCGATCCACGGCCTTAAGTCTCTGAGGCAAAGCGAGAAATCACCCCTGTGTATGAAACGCTTGGCGCGTATGATATGGGACGTCAGACAGTCCCTGTGAGGCAACCCGTGATCGGACAAGAGCTCACCAAAGCCGCAGCCAAACGCAAAAGCCCCACCAAAACAGACGTGCTCGCCAAAGTCGCACAGGCAGCCACCACCGCCGCAGCCGACCAGTTCACCGACGACCAGATCGCCATGGTAACTCTCTACGTCGCCACCGGCAGATCGCTGAAGTCCATCGCACGATCCCTCGGCGCAAAAGAAAGCTGGTGCTACGCCCAGTTCCGCCGTCCCGACGTGCAGCGTCTGGTAGGGGCTACCGCACTCACGGCGCTGGGTCTTGAGGCCGGTAGAAGTATTCGCAGCCTTGCAACCCTGCGTGATACCACAGCCGACGAGCGGCTGCGGATGCAGGCCGCGATCGAGCTGATGGATAGAGCTGGATTGGGGAACACAACCAGCGCACGAGCCACGGGGACGGTGCACGAGTTCACGTTCGCAACGCCAAAGGGCGTGGCTCCCTGAGCCCGCAGCGAGCGGCAGATGGGACCCGCTCGATCCCTCCCAAAGGGAGGGGGGCTTTCAAAACGGCGGCCTTGCGCGCCGGGGAGGGGGCCACAGGCTGGAAATAGTCAGGATTTCCGCGGCAAGCAGGAGAGAGAGCTTTCTCTTGTGGAGGCAGGACGGAGCGTGGCTGGGAGGTGTGTCTGATGGACCTTGCGGCGTTGAGTTTCGAGGATCTGCAGCGGTTGCGGTCGGTGGTGAAGCGAACGCGGATGCACTATTACCCGTCTGAGTTTTGCACGAACCTGGAAGCGGATCGGATCATCGAGAGCATCGGCGAGGCGACGGCGCAGAAGATGATGAAGGCGCTGATCGACGAGAAGTTGTCGCGCTGATGGCGGGTCGCACGTCGAAGGCGCTCAACACCAGCCATGCGCGGGCGGGCAAGGTGAAGCTGTACGAGCCGCCCGACGATGCGGGGGCGGCGTTCATGGCGAGCGATGCCTTCGTGCGGGGGATTCGCGGACCCTTCGGCAGCGGCAAGTCAGTGCTGTGCGTGCATACGCTGCTGATGTACTCGCAGCTGCAGCGGCCATGGCTCAATCCCAATGGCGAGATGGTGCGCCAGACGCGCTGGGCGGTAGTCCGCAACACGTTTCCCGAGCTCAAGCTCACAACGGTCAAGACGTGGCTCGAGTGGGTGCCCGAGAGCCTGGGTCCGTTCCTGCGGAGCGCGCCCTACACGCATCACCTGATGTACCAGCTGCCCGACAAGACGTTCGTGGACTGCGAGGTGATCTTCCTCGCGCTCGACCGGCCGGCCGACGTGGCGAAGCTGTTGTCGATGGACCTCACCGGGGCGTGGATCAACGAGGCGCGGGAGACCGACAAGGACATCGTCGACGGGCTGACGGCGCGTGTGAACCGCTATCCGTCGCCCGACCAGGGCGGGCCGAGCTGGTCTGGCATCCTGATGGACACCAACGCGCCGCCGGAGGACCACTGGTGGGCGGTGATGAGTGGCGAGGTGCAGCCGCCCGACTGGCTGAGCGAGGAAGAGAGAAGGCTGCTGATCAAGCCGAAGAACTGGGAGTTCTTCACCCAGGAGCCGGCGATGCTCGAGATCAAGGGCGAGGACGGCCATGTGCTGAGCTACGCGATGAACCCGAATCGGGCCAATCAGGCGTTGCCGGACAAGTACTATCTCAACATGCTGCCGGGCAAGTCGCGGACGTGGATCAACATTTACGTTCTCAATCGGTACGGCCAGATGCTCGAGGGCAAGCCGGTCTACCCCGAATGGTCGGATGAGATCCACATTGCGAGCGAGCGGCTGGAGCCGCGCCCGAGCCATTCGATCACGGTGGGCGCCGACTTCGGCCGCACGCCCGCGGCGGCGTTCACCCAGGAGATCGACGGCCGCACGATCGTGTTCCACGAGCTCGTGCTGAGCGGTGTGTCGACGCAGACCTTCGCCAGCCTGCTCAAGAGAGAGATCACCCGGCGCGGCTGGCACGGCTACACCTTCCGCTTCTTCGGCGATCCCTCGGGCGACGACATGGCGCAGACCCGCGACGAGACCTCCATGCAGATCATGCGGGCGGCGGGGCTGAAGTTCGTCGGC